TACCACGGCACCCCGTCGGTGACGCAGACCTGCAGACGGTCGAGCGGCTCGCCGTAGATACCGGCGTAGTCGTCACCGCTATAGGTAGAGCCGTCGTCGCACACGGTGTTCAGCCATCCGGCGCGCGCAGTGGTCTGGGAGCGGTACCACGCCTGCTTGTACTCCTCGCCGCTCGGCGTCACGTAGTACATGCGCACGCCGTCGATGGTATGACCGGCGATACCGGCGCAGCCGTTTACGGTGTCGTTGCGGTCGCCCTTGGCAACCCAGTCGAGCCAGCCGTCCTCGACGGTGTGGACCTGATACTTGAGCGTACCGCGATCAACTCGGGCGCAAAGGAGGTCATGCTGTCGGCACGGGTAGCCCGCGAAGCCGTCGTCGCCGGCACCGAAGTCAGTCACCTCGTCCAGCCAGCCGCCACCCTTAAGGTGCAGCGAGTAGTGTACGGGAACACGGGCGCCAGTGGAGCGAGGGAAACCGCCCGGCGCGCCCTGCGACGCCGAAGGCGCAGCGGGGGTCGCCGCGGGCTGCACAGTCGGCGCGGACGGCTGCGCGCCGCCGACCATCGCGTCGTACCACTCGACGGCGCGCTGCATGTAGTGGTCGCGCTGCGAGCCAGCCAGCTCGCCGGGGCAGGCCGTGGACGACCAGTGCTTGTGCGGGAACACGTTCACCATCCATGCCGGGCGGCCCAGCCCGTAGTACAGGCACAGCGCCGCCACGAGGTGCGCACCGCTCTCGATAGCGGCCTCGTGAACCGTCCACGGGCCGCGCGCGCTGTTGGCGTGTTCGATGCTGATGGTCGTGTCGTTGCCGCCGCCCGTGCCGATGCCGTCGCCGCAAGCGTAGGCGCGGTCGGTGTCGTTGACGTGCTGCACGATGTAGCCGTTGCGGTCGACCGAGTAGTGGGCAGAGCAGCCGTTGGCGGCCCAGATGCTGTTGCACTGGGCCGCATTGAGGTCACCCGCCATATGGTGGATCGTGACGCCCTTGATGCCGAAGGGTCGTCCCGCCGAGAAGTTGCAGCCGAGGAGCTTGTACTCGTCCGGTTGGACGTTCGCGAAATCTGCCATGTTAGTCCTCCTTGATGTCGCCGAGCGCGAGCAGCGCGTCGAGCCATTTGTCCGTGATACCGACGGATTTGAAGGCGGCATAGGCCACCTGCACGCCGCCGACACACGCGAAGATGGACGTCACCCACGCCGAGGGGTCGGTGGGCACGCCTCCTGCCATGGCCGTGAGAGCACCGCACCCCGCCGAGACGGCGATGGCCGTCCAGCGGGCGACGCCGCCCGTCATGGCCTTAGTCTTGATGGCCTGCACGATGTACGGCACCACGAGCACCGTGGCGACGGTGAGGCCGGCCTGAATCTCAGTCATTTGATTGCTCCTATCTGCTTGTCTCCTTGTTATACATGAGGTCGACGCGGTCGTAGATGTGGTCGACCTTCTCGGCCATCCCCTGGCTGCGCGCCTGACTGTGGACAAGATCGGCGTGCAAGACGTCGTTTGACGCGACGACCGACTCCATGAGGGTCTTCATCCCCTCAATCAGGGTGTTGCTACGCTCCATCTGCGCGGCGATGCGGCCTTCCATCTGTGAGCGCTCACGGTCGCGCTGCGCCCGCTCGTCCACCTCGGCCTGCTTTCGCTCCTCGCGCTTGAGGTCGAGATTCGCCTTGCGCTCGTTCTGCAGCTTGTATTCGGCGAGAAACTGACGCCCAAAGTAAACGGCAATAAGCGCCAGAAGCACGCCTCCAAGCCAAGCCGGTCCGTACGGCACGAAGAGCTTGAGTACCTCCATCCGGCCTCCCTTCCGTTCTGCAGTGTGGTGGGGCCCATTCCCCGCCACACTGCAGGTTCGGGCCCCCGTAACGCCGGCCTACACCGCTGCCATCGTGCCGATGCACACGGCCAGCGGTCCCTGCGACAGGATCACGGCGCGGTCGGTGATGACGCACCCCGTGCAGGAGCGCACCATCGGGACCGTCACCACTGTCCCGTGCAGCATCACGTCTAGCGTCGTGCCGTGGATGCCCACGACCGTGCCGAACTCCATCGTCAGATGCTTGCCGCTCGACGGCATCGCCGCCGCCAGCCGCGCCGCCGCGCCCTTGATCTCGACCGCCGAATCGCTCATCGCTCGTACCTCCTCGCCGTGTGCTTTATGACGCAGCCGGCGTCGAGCGTCAGCGTCTGCTTCTGGATTGCCAGCTTGCCGACAACCCCGCCGGTCCTGTAGTTCATCGCCACCGCCATGCACGGCTCGACGGGCTTGTAGACGCTCCTGAACTCGTCCGTGCGCGTCACGGCGCGCTCGGTGGCGAGCAACTCCGCCGCCTTGCGGTCCGCCGCCGCCTGCATGGCGTCCTGGGGCCAAGGCGTGGCGCTGCCTCCCTCCTCGACCTTGTCAGCGACGAAGATGGCCTCGCCGCCGTCGATGTAGCAGTAGCCCCAGCTGACCTTGCTGTGGTTCTCCGTGGCGTGGTAGGTGTAGCCGACCTTCTGCCACTCGCCAGTCATGGTGAACCCCTTGGTCACCGGGCCAAGCGCCCTCTCCTGATCCCAGAAAGACTGTATGATGCCCGTCGCGCCCTTGGTGCCCTTGACCCACACGCTCTGCGTGTAGTCCGTATCCTTCTTGACGCTCGGCCCCTCGTCCTGGCAGAAGCCGACGCGCCCGCCACTCGAGACGACCTTGATGCCGAAAAGCACGCCCACCTGCGGCGAATCGGGAACGTAGACGGTCTGGATGCTGCCGTGTGAATCGCTCTTGCGGAAGTTCTTCTCAGACTTCTTTCCGATGCCGATGAGGGCGTTGGCGGCACCCTCGACAAGGTTGGCGTCCTCGGTGTCCACGCCCGGCAGGCTGTCGTAGCTGTAGCTCTTTACGATTCGACGACCGACCGAGACGGTCGAGAGGTCGGAGTCGGGCGAGTCGTCCACCGCCGTGCCGCGCACCGATGCGTCTTGCGTGCTGAAGTCCACGTGCACGACATTGCAGACCTCGGCGCGATTGGTCGATTCGGTCATGGCAGACATGAAGCGCGCGTCCCTGCCCTCGGTGAACTCCGCAGAGATGGGCATGTCGGCGGGCTCGACGTACCGCCTGAACAACACGTTGCCCATGCGGTCGGTCGAGGCCGAGCGGAACCCCGCCGCCTCGAGGAGCAGGTTCACGGCGTCCAGCTTGGTCTTGGCGTCGTTGTTCCTGCCCACGCCGAACACCCAGTTGCTGCCCAACAGGAGGCTGCTGCTGTCGGCGTAGACGGTGAGGCCGACCGACTCGGCTATCTTGACGGCCTCCTCCACCGCATTGCTGTCCTGCGCGATCACGTAGGGGCCGTCGAAGTCGTCGTCCTTGAGCAGCTTCAGGAGGCCGTAGGCGTTGATCTGGCCCTCGCGGTAGGCACCGTCGATGTCCACCGAGTCCACCACGGGCATGAATGTTCCGAGGCACTCGCGCCTCTTGCTGCCGTCCGTGAAGGTGGCGTTGAGGTACACACGCAGAAAGTCGTTGCCGACGTCGAACTTGCCGGCGAAGTCCAGGGATGCAGTCTCATAGAGCGCCGTGTTTGCGTTGCGCTCGATGGAGCCGCCGTTCTCGATGTCGCGCACGAAGTCGACTTCGAGCCCCGTCTCGCGCGAGACGCGCACGAAGTCGTAGGAGGCGTCGAACGGCCTTATCCAGCTATCAGCCATTGGCGGGCTCCTCCCACGTCTCCCACGTCGGGTCGCACGAGGCCACCCACGCGCCGTCGGAACGCTTCACGCTACAGCTGAGGCGGGCGCGGAACCGCTCGCCGTGGAGATCGCGCACCCAGAAGCGCCCCGCCATGTTCATGATCTCGAGGAATGACTTGTAGTCCTCCTCGTCGAGCAGCAGGAAGTCCATGCTGTCCTTGACGTCCCTCTCGTTGATGCCGTACGAGACGGGCAGCCCCTCCCCGCCGTCGGCGAAGTGCAGCATCTTGTACCCGTGCGTCACCTTGCGGCTCGAGCCCTTCTTGAGATAGCGCCCGAGCCACGACCTCTCAGCGCCGGCTCCCCAGTTGAGAGCCACCGCGCGGCTCGACACGGTCGTCTTGACCCTCGTCGCCGTGCTCACGCCCGTCGCGGCGTAGGCGACCGCGACGTACTCGAACTCGCTGTTGAGCGGAGGCAGCGGGTCGCTCGCGCCCTCGCCCGCCGCAAGGTGAGAGCCGAGCTGCAGGGTCGAGCCGTCGGGCAGGACGCGCGACACGGTGAAGTGGGACGTCTCGGGCGTGTCGTCGCTGTCGGCCTTGCCTGGGAATACCGACAGCTGGCATCCCAGCCTCTCGTCGACGAAGATGTTTAGCGACGGTTTGGCTGGCGGTGCCCAGTCGGTCCGGAAAGTTCTCGAGACGGTGACCGATAGCGACGATCCGGCCGTGACCGTGAGCATGACCCTGTACGGCGTGAAGTTGACGAAGGCGTGTTGCGCGTAGCCCAGGCGGAAGGAACGCGCGTCCTTGTCCACAGCCCCGCTCCACAGAAGGTTGCCCCTGATGTCGCATAAAGACAGGTACTGTCGGCTGACGCCCGTCTCGTCGGCCACCTTCCACGTGAAGGTATGCGGCACCGCGCGCAAGGTTGCCCCGTCCGCAGCCGGGTCGGTGAAGAATGCCTGGGGCGCGTCCGCCACGGTATATGCCGCCGCGCTCGACCATGCGCCCCAGTCCTCGTCGAGGCCCTTGGTGCGCACGCGTACGGTGTAGAGGCCCTTGGTGCCAGTCGGCAGCTTCAGGCTCGTACCCGGGCCATCGACCGTCGTGGTGGTGGGACCCGTCGGCGCCGTGACCTGCACCTCGGCTGAGGTCTGCGCCGAGCCGTCCGGATGGTTGGGCACCCATTCGAGCGTCGCGGTCGAACCCGTGGCGTAAGCCGCCCTGACGCCCCTGATGGACGGTGCGAGCGGCGGGCATATTGTCGTGACCTCGTTCGACTCGGTCCACGGTCCCTTGAGACCGCTCTTGACCGCGCGGGCGCGGTAGCGCACCGTTCCCGCCGGAGCCTCCTCGTCCTCCCAGGAGGCGTTCACGTCCGCATCGACCCACGTCTTGCGGCCGTCAGTCGAGAGCTGGAACTCCCAGCTGTCGACGAAGGCCGGCGCGTCGTGCCCCTTGAGCACGACCTTCGCCGCCTCCGCCTTGACGGCCTCGAGCATGCCGAGGGCCGTCGGCGTGGTATAGATCGCCGGCGCGCTCACGCCGTAGTCCGACGTGCCGCCGGGGCCCGTCGCCTTGGCCGAGAAGATGTACATACAGCCCGGCTCGAGGCCGTTATAGGTGTGGCTCGTGGTATCCCAGACCACGGTGCCGACGTCGGTGAACTTCCCCGGGCCGTTCTTCGCCACGCCGACGGTCACGGTATCCCAAGGGTAGGCGCCGGCCCTGTCCGTGTAATCGGTGTCCCAGCTGACCTTCGCGCTGGTGTCGCTCAGGCGCTCCGCCCTAATGTTCTTCGGCGGGTGAGGCGTGCTGTAGGCGCGGCACGGGACCGTGACGGTATTGGAGGCGTTGGACGTTCCGTTGCCGAAGCCGCCCGTGACGTTAATCTGGCCCGTGAAGGTGTGGTCGTAGGCCTTGCCGTTGCCGCGCGCGAGCTCGACGTCGCGCGACGTGCACTGCACCCATACCCAGCCGGAGTTGTTCGTCGAGTAGACCGAGCCGTTCCACGAGCCGCCCGCCGACGAGCTGCCGTTTGCGTAGCAGTCGATGGCGTAGCGCGTGCCGTAGCCGTGCGTGACGCGGTAGGTCACGGTGGTGTCCGTGCGCCCGACCTCAGCAACGTCTACGTACGCGCACCAGCAGTACTTGCGATAGCCGCTTCCGCCTTGAACCCAGTTTCCCTGCGCCATCCTACGCGACCCCCATCGCCATACTCTGCTCCACCGCCGCGACGAAGGCCCTGAACGCGGACGCCACGCGCCCGTCGACGCCCAGCAGGTCGCCGTCGAGGTAGAGGTTGTAAACGTTGCCGCCGCCCGCGAAGCCCGCAGCTCCGTTGGCAGTCGCCCCGTATGCTCCGCCGCCGGTAACGCTCACACCGAACACGGCGGCCTTCTCGACGTTGCGCACCGCCGACCTCATGGACTTAACCGGCTCGTCCGCCGTGTCGTCGATGCCGAGGGCCGCGCCCTCCATGACGTAGCCGAAAATTTTGCGGAACACGCGCGATGGGGAGTGGATACCCAGCAGGTTCTTGGCCGCGTCGATGGCGCCGCCGACCACGCCGGTAATCTTGCTCACGACCACGCCGGCCGCGCCGCTGATTCCGTTTGCGATGCCCTGCACGATCTGCGAGCCGATGGAGGCCACGCGGCCGGGGATTGAGGACAGGGCGCTCATGATGGAGCTGCCGATGCTCGAGGCCGCCGAGGTCACGAAGCCGACCGCGCCGCGGATGGCGGAACCCAGGCTGCTGATTCCGTTGCGGCCGATGCTCGCCAGGGTGGACGGCAGGTTCTGGATCGCGCCGCGGATAGCGGACACGATGTTGGTGCCGCACGAGCTGACGAAACCGACCATGCCGGTGATGCCGTTGCCCAGGAACGTGATGGCGTTCCTGCCGAGGCTAAGCCAGTCGAGCGCCGACCACGCCGAGACGAAGGCCGAGAAGATGGCCGGGATGTTGGCGATGAGCGTCGGTATCGCCTGCACGATGCCAAGTGCCAGCGTCACGATTGCCTGGATGCCGGCACCGAGCAGTATTGGCGCGTTGTCGTTGATCGCGCTGGCGAGGTTCTGTACTATGACCGGCGCCTGCTCGATGATTGTCGGCAGGCTGTCGGCGATTCCCTGCGCCAAGCCGACGATGAGGTTCGCCGCGCCCTCGGTCAGGACGCCCGCGTTCTCTGCTATGGACTCTGAGAGGCCGGTGAGAATCTGAAGCCCGCTCTCCATGATGGACGGCAGGTTCTCGGACAGGTAACCGCCGAAAGAGGTCATGAGCGAAGCCGCCGTCTCCGAGAGGAAAGACAACCCCATCTCGATTCCCTCAGCGAGCCTGGGAACGACCTCGCCGCCGACGCCGGCGAAGCCCTCGGCGATGCCGGGCAGCGATGAGGTGATGTTCTCCTGCAGCGTGGAAAGGTCGCCCTCGAGCAGCGTCAGGCCGTAGACCATGGCGAGGTGCAAAGACTCGAGCGGGTTGTCACCAACCGACCAGATCTCGCGCAGGCCCTTGAAGCGCTCGCCGATCTCGTCCACGCCGTCCGACACGGCGGAGAGGATGTCGCCCATGGACCCGGGCACGGCTGCCGCCGCGCTGTCAAGCGCCTGCGTGAAGATGCTGACGAACGCCTGACCGAGCACGGGCCCGACCGACGTGACAAGGCTCGGTAGCTGCGACAGCGCCGTGCCGACGATGGTCGCAACGCGCGGGACGATGTTGGAGGCCGCCGTCTCGACCGACTGTAACAGCTCCTCGGTGAGCTTGCCCATGTCGGCGTCGTCCTTGCTCAACTCCGTCACCCAGTTCTCCCAGGCGGCCTTGGCCATGTTGCAGGAGCCCTCGATGGTCGTCGCGGCCTCGCGCGAGGTCGTGCCGGCGATCTGCATCTGCTCCTGCATCGTGTGGATGGCGAGCACGATGTTGTCGAACGAGAGGCTCGACTCGTCCACGGCGGAGTTGACGGCGTGCGCGTCCTTGACGAGGCGCTGCATCTCCTCCTTGGTGCCGCCGTAACCCAACTTGAGGTTGTCCAGCATGGTGTAATTTTGTTTCGCAAAGCCCTGGTACGCGTTCTGGAGGTCCTCCATCGCCGTGCCGAAGGTGTTCGCGTTGTCGCTCATGTCGACCATGGCGGTGTTGGCGTACTCGGCCGCCTTGACCGTGTCGCCGCCAAGCGAGGAGACGAGCGCGGCAGAGAAGCCCGTCACCTGCTCCATGTACCGGTTGGCGCTCAGGCCGGCCGTTATGTAGGCGCGGTCGGCGTTGGCCAGCACCGTCGTCTGGGCCTGCTCGAGCTGCTCCCACTTACCGGAGCACTGCTCGACGGTCTGGCCGGTCATGGCGGCGTAGTCCTCGAGCGACTTGCCCATGTTGCCGAATATCTTCTGGATGCCGCCGACGTTCTGCTCGTATGCGGCGTATGCGTTCATGCTCATGCCCGTGACGGCAGCGACGCCCGCCCCCACGGCGGCGACGCCCACGCCTACCGCCTTGGCAACGGTCGCTCCGGCCTTGCCGAGCGTGCCCACGACCTTCGAGGCCACGCCCTCGGCCTTGCCGCTGGCCTCGTCCTTGAGGCCGACCTTAATCATCAGGTCGAGAAGGTTCACCTAGACCACCTTCAATCCCATCCGCTCGATGATGTCTGCGGCGATCTCGTCGCCGCCGCGCGTGTCCTCCGCCTCGGACCCATCGCCCGCACCGCCGTTGACGATGCTCAGGAACGGCTCCTTGAGCCACTTCCCCTGCGCCATGAGGCGCACCGACTCGCTCAGGTACACACGGAACGCCTCCCGCTCGTCCCGCTCGCGCCACCGCGCGACCATGTACCTACAGAAAGGGCGAGCACGCCGTGGCCCGACGTACTCGCCCAGACAGAGCCATATGTGAGATGGGTCCTCGGCGGCTATCCAAAAAAAGGAGCCAAAATGTCCTTGATGCCGTCGATGCCGTCGATGGCATCCTTGATGTCGTTCACCCACTTCTTGACGGTGAAGTCGGCCTTGTACTCCTCGAGCGTCTGGCCGTCGAGTGCGGCGAGCAGCTTGTAGCTGATCTCGCCGCCCTGGCGCAGCACGTCGGGCAGAAGACCGGCCACCATGTCCACAGCAAGGCCGTTGACCTCGGCGGTAGCGGCTGCCTTCGCGGCCTCGGGGTCGCCCTTCGCCTTGGCGGTCGCTTTGGCCTTAGCCTTGGCGGAGTCGGAGCGGAACTTGGCGTAGGAGGCCTTTGCCTTCGCGCCGAGTTCGCCGTTCATGACGTCCTCCGCCACGTCCGCCAACAGGCACATGGCGTTCTGGAACTCGTCGGCGTTAAGGTTGTCCAGCTTCATGGTTAGGCTCCAATCTCCTGCTTGATATACAGCTCGTAAGGCACGATCTCGGGGTTCTTGATTGAGTAGTGGCCCGTGAACTCGAACGCGAACTGGCCCTTGGCCTTGTTCTGCGTCGTGATTTGCAGACCGCCCGTGTTGAGCGCGTTGATGAGGCGGATGGCGATATAGCCGTTGCCGCTCTCGCCCGAGTAATCGCCGATGAGCCAGATGTCGGCGAAGTCCTCCTCCGAGAGCGCGGAGCGCGGGACGATCTTCCCCTCGGTCTCGTCGGCTGCGGCTGCGAGCTTCTTGCCGAGCGCGGTGTTCAGCGTCACGAATGTGCCGCTCAGCTTGGTCTTGATGCTGTCGATGCGCTTCAGCTCCATCGTGTTGGCGGGGCAGTTGTCGATGTCCTCGCCGTAGTCGATGAAGCTTGGCGTGGCGGCGAAGCTGGTTCCGCCGCTCGTCGCGCCCATCAGCTCGGACTCCGCGACCTCGGCGGTCTTGGGGTTGAAATTCGTGGCGAGTAGGCCCGCGTTGATGACGATCTCCTTGAACGTGTTCTCGGGGATGCGCGTGAACTTAGACATATGACCTCCTAGTAGCTGGTCATGTACTCAATGGTCAGGTTGATGATTCGGCGCTTCACGGCGTTGTCCTCGTCGGCCATGGCGTTGCAGAACGGCTCGCCCTGCATCACCCACATGCCGCCGCCGTCGCATGGCAGGAGCACACCCGAGAGCCCGAGAGCACGGGCGACCTCCTCGGCCTTGGCGTTGGGCGCGGCCTCGGACGAGGTCCGGTACCAGAGGTTCACCTCGGAGTTGCACCGGGTGCCGAACGCGGCCGTCGGCAGGTCGTAGGTGATGTAGGGCATGGTGGCCTCGCGCGGCACCGCCGAGTCGCGGTACACGGGCAGCCCGAAGCCCTCTAGCCATGCCTGCAGTGCTGCCGCCTTAGTCGCCATCCGGCACCTCCCACTCCTCCGCGCTGCACTGGCCGAAGCCGAACGACGCGCAGCTCGGTGCCGCCCCGTCGTCCGCGTTCGACGTGCAGCGGAAAACCTGTCCGTCGGACGCACGCTGGAAAAGGTCGCCGTACCGCAGCGGCTCGTCGGTGGTCACGGTGTAGACGTTCCTCACGCCGTCGTGCTCCGCGATGCGCGAGGCCGTCGAGCTGTCGCGCACGATCGCCGCCACGAAGCCGTCGCCGACGGCGAGGACGGTCCTGAAGCCGCCCTCGCCGTCAGGCTCGGTCTTTGCGACGAGCCTCGCGCACGCTACCGCCATGCGCTCGTACAGGCGGCTCACAGCTTTCTCCAAGGGTCGAGTCGCGCCTTGAACTGCTGTCGCCACGTGATGGGCGAGCCGTCGCCGCCGACGCGCGTGTAGCTGTAGCCGCCGAAGCTCTCGGATGCGTACGGGCTGTCCAGCTCCTTGGCGTGCTCGGTCTGCCACGCCGCGACCTCGTCAGCGAGGTCGACCACGGCCCGCGGGATGGCGAGCGCCCAGACGGTGCCGACGAACTCCTCGTCCGTGAGGCCGTTGTAGGGCCACGCGTGCAGCCCGTCGTTGAACGTCGAGCCCGTGATGCGGATGTACTGGCCCTCCTTGAGGCCGAGCCCCGCGGGCGGCACGAGACGGCCGTCCTCGATGCGGACGCGCCCCGTGCGCTTGTCTGCGACGAACCAGTTGCGCAGCGACAGAAGCACCTGCTCGAGCATCTCTGCGCCTATCGCTTATCGGTGATGACGGCGGCGAGCTCGGGGCTGAGGGTCTTGACGCCGCAGAGCATGTCGATGGAGACGGTGTCGGTCTTGGTCTTCTGGTCGTAGCCCTGCACGACGCGCAGGCCGAAGCCGTCGTAGGAGGTGGAGTACGCCTTGGGAGCGCCAAGCGGCATCTCGAGCTGACGGGTCACGAGCGCGAAGGCGTTCTTGTGGAAAGCGATGGACGGCGTGTAGTTGGCCGTCTCCGCCGTGGTCTTCTGCACATTCTGGTCGCAGTAGAAGTCGAGGCCGTACTTGCGGCCAAGCGATGCCTCCTTGAGGGCGGTGCCGTTGTCGCCGACGGCGGACGCGTTGGTGAACGCCTCGGTGTTGAGCAGGTCGGCCTCGGCCTGGGAGCCGTAGACGAAGCGGCGCTCCGTGGAGGGTGCCTTGGCGTCCACGAGGAACTTGCGGGCGGCGATGATGTCCGCCACGGTGATGGCGCCCTTGGCGTGATCGACGCGGTTCGTGACGTCCTTCTCGAGCTTAAGCAGGTAGCCGTCGATCTTGTCGGCGAAGGCCTGCATCGCGGGGACGAGGAACTGCGCGGAGAAGTCGACGATGCCCATCGTCAGCTCCTTGGACGTGACGGCGAACGTCACGTCGAGCAGCTTGTCCATCTTGACGGGGACCTTGTCCTCCGTGGCGTCCTGCACCTCGACCTCGGTAGTGAACTCCTTGGCCTCGAAGGTGGCGGGCTTGCGGACGGTGATGGTGTCGCCCACGCCTGCGACGAACTCGGAGGAGTAGTCGCGGTGGACGAGGTTGGCCATGACGGCGTTGGTGCGCAGAACGTCCAGCGCCTCGTTGGCGATGATGTTGGGTGTAAGGATGGTGTTCGGCATAGATACCCCTTAGCCTCTCTGCTCCGCCTTGTACTTCATGTACTCGGCGGTGCTCATTTCGTTGATGTCCTTGCCGCCCTCGCCCTTGGGGGCGTGGGCCACGTCGGCACCCTTGACGGTCGTGGTTGCGATGAAGTCGGCCCAGTCGGCCTTGATGCCCTCGGTCAGCTTGTCCGCGTCCTCGATAGCGCCGTCCTTGACGGTCACGCCCTCGAGGTCGGAGACCTTGAGAACGGTGTCGATGCGCTTGGGGTCGACGCCCGCAGACTTGAGCAGCTCTCGGTACAGGCTGCGCTTCTCTGTTGCCGCCTTTTCCCCAGCGACCTCGGCCTTGTAATCGTCGAGTTCCTTGCACTTGGCCTTGTACTTTTCCTCGTACTCGCCCGCGCCCTCGCCCTTGGCCTTGAGTGCGTCCAGCTCCTTCTTGTAGCCGTCCGCCTTGCCCGCGGCCTCCTTGAACTCGTCGCGCTGCGCCTTGAGCGCGTTCACGCTCTCGGCATGCTCGTCGATGATCTGGTCGATCTTCTCGTCCTCAATGCCCATTGCCTTGAGCATCTTTCGCGTAAGTGCCAACAGAATCTCCCTTGCTTCGGAATGGGCGGGTTCCCACCTATTGCCTCGGCGGGTCCCGCGCCGCAATACCTCGCGGCAAGGGTGAGTATCCAAACGGAGTAACGCGGCCCTATGCGCCGCCCCTCAGGTGCTTCTCGAGAATCGCCCGGTACGTGTCCCCGTGGCCCGTCGCCGCCTTGCGCAGGAAGTGCTTGCCCTTCATGCGGGAGGTCCCCTCCTCGACGTACGGCGCGTACTCGACGTTGGTGCCGATGAAGCAGTCGTAGCCTTTGAGGAGGTGCGTGACGGAGTTGCGCAACCTGCCCGTGTCGACCGGGCACGTCGCCTTGGCGTAACCCTCCGCGACGAGGCCTATCTCCTCCAGGCCTGTTTTATAGGCTCGCAGGAGGGCCTTCTCGACCTGCTCGATGTTGTTCTGCCGTATCTCGATGCACTCGGCGGTATCCAGCTTCGCGGCGTTTACGATCTCCTCGGTAATGAGGGTGCCGTGCCGGCCGTGGTCGCCGACGCCGCCGACAAGCCCATAAGCCATCAGTCGAGCACCTCGCACCCATAGCCCACGCGACCGTCGACGTCCGCCTCGATGGCCTCGATGGCCTGCACCGGCACGCCCTCGCACCCGAGCGTGCAGTCGTCGTCGGGCTCGACCTCGTCGCCGCGCTGCGTGCAGATGTAGGTATCCGGGAACGTGAAGCCGAAACCCAGCTTTACGGCGCAGTCGCCGCAGTTCGCACAAGTGAATAGCTCTTTCATGCCTGCCCCAATCTCTCTGCGGGCAGTGTCGCGGCACGGTCACGCGGCATGAAAAAAGCCCCGCCGTGGCGGGGCCTGTTGGCTAGTTATTTAGTTCGCTTTCGAATATCTCGACTATATCGGCCTCAAGAGCATCCTCGAACTTATCCGGGCCAAACAGCTCGTAGTACTCCCTGCGATTCTCGTCGTCGTATTTGGCCTCTTTAAGCCATAGCTCCTGAACGGCTTTAGGCTTGGAATCGAGAACGTGACCTATAGCGTCGACGTCGTCTCTTCCGTCGAGATAGCTAACGGCTTCGTTGAGTATGTCATTCATGATGCTCAATCTTGAAACCGAACCTCTCCTCAATCGCCCGAAACAGCCTGTCCTCGTTGCCGCCGTAAAGCCTTTGGATTCTAAGGTACTTCACCTCATCGACATTATAGGACGCATCCGGCTCGGAAACCTTCTCGAACGTGTAGATACTTCCATCGTGAGCTGCGATTATCCCCATCTCGCAGCCCTTGCCGCCGACCGCCAAAAGGTCAGCCGCGCTAGGGATGCCAGAGGCCGGGTGGTTGTGGAGCAGCACTACGCGCCGACCGTCCCCGATTGCCGCCTCGACCTTCTTGCCGAACTTCGCCGGAGGGACCACAGTGCTGCCGACGGTCGAGTTAACGCAGCTCGTGATTGTCTTGCCCGTTGACAAGTCGATGGCGTAAAGGTCCTCGCCGTTCGTGCCACCTCGGTGGTTGAGGATGCGCCTTATGCTCGCGTGCACGCCGTCCGCAGCATCTTTGCCGACAGCCTTGGAGACCTTGGCCCGGTAGTCCCTACTCGCGATCTTCCCCATGTCCACCGCGAACGCCTTTGAGTGCTCTACCGGCTTAGCCCTCGATTTCCCGCCGCCCTCGTAGACCGTGCCGAGCGCCGAGTCCAGCACCTTTTGCTGGTCGCCCGCCGACATCTTCCTGAAGCCGCTCGACGGTATGCCGTAGTCCTCGAGCTGCCGCGAGAGCCGCTTTCGCGCCTCGGTCTTGGACACGCCTGCCGCATCCAGCTTGCGCTTGGTTCCTGGCATTTCCATAAACTCGGAGATGGTGCGGTTCGCGGGCTTGGTGCCGTTTACGGCGGGCCTGCCCGCCTTCCATTCCTCGTAGGTCATGCCCTCGGGCAGGCGGCTGAACCGCTCGCCGTCGAGCACGTCGAGCCCGTCGCAGCACGCCACCAGCGTGCATCGGCAGTTCGCGGTCTCGGCATACGGCGCCTCGGGGTCGCCCGGGTAGCGGCACCCATTGCTGAACTTCTCCCCGACATCCACCTTCTCGCGGTCGAGCTGCCTGTGTCTCTTGCGCGTGCGCCCGTCGAGCGTCGCCACCCATTCCTGCTGCACATTGATGCCGAGCCCCTTGGCCCTCTTGTAGCTGTCGACGCGTCCGGCGTTCTCCGCCGCCGTCGTCGAGGTCCGCGCCAAGCGTACCGCCGCCGCGCGGTTCGCACCCGTCACGTCCTGCATGCGCTTGGCTATCTTCGGTATCGACTCGCCGAGCAGCACGCCCTGCGTGATCTGGTTGGCGATGAGCCGGCGGTTCCACGCCACATCCTTGGCGACGTTGACGGAGGGCTTGGGCAGGTAGCTGTCGTGGTCGGTGAGCAGCCTCTGCGCGGTCGACGCGTCCTGCAGTGCGTAGGCCGTGTCAACGCCAACGGCGCTCTCGACCTGCCACGTGCCGTAGTTGTAGTTCTCGGCGTAGACCTCGGGCAGCCTGCCCTCGATGGCGGCGGCCGCGACGACGTTCGCATGCGTCATGGCCTCGGCGCACTGCTTGAGGACGATTCGGTAGCGCCTGCCCGCCGCGATCTTCCCGCTTCGCCAAGACCTGTATTGCGCCTTGGTGATCTCGCCGGCCTCGAGCCGCTCGCGTATCTTCTCGTCGTCAGCCTCGAACTGCGCCAGATAGCGCTTGAGGTTGGCGTAGGCCGTCTTGCTCGCCTCGCCGTACACTCCCGCCACCTCGCGCTCGAACGCCCGAATCTCGGCGTCTGAGAACTCGTGAGCGCTATCCTTCGCCATGTGCCGCCTCCAATCGTCGGCACGCATGGTCGCCCGCACATAACGGAAAAGGGCCCCGACCGAAGCCGGGGCCCTTCCCTACTCGCCGTCCGCCTCTAGCATCTGGCGCACCTCGTCGCGCCAGCGCTCGGGAACGCTCTCGAGCGTGCGCTTGCCGCTTTTCACGGCGCGGTAGTAGATCTTCGCCAAGTTACTCACCTCCAACGATGTCGCCGAGCTCGAGAAGGGCCGCCTGCGAGTCGGCGACCTGCTGCTGGAGCGATGCGATCTGCTCCTCCATGCTCATGCCGTCCGCCTCGTGTGCCGCCCAGACGGTGTCAAAGTCGGCCTTTGCGCCCTCGACCGTCAGCTCGCCAGTCGGGTCGGTGAAGTGCAGCTCCTCATAGGTGAACACCTTCACCTTGACGGAACCGCCCTCGCCGCCCCGCTCCTCGCGCTCGCCCTCGGCGATGCCGCGGCGCAACCAGACGTCGGTCCCCGCGATCTCGACCGCCTCGGGCCTCTCGCCCGTTCGCTCAGACTTCACAACCATAAATTACCTCCTAACCCACGGCCCTCGCCGCGTTGAATATGCACCGCTTACCGTTCATCTGGTGCTCCATGACGGCCGTTTTCAACCAGCCCCAGTAAGAGCACACGCGCCTTGCCAAGCGCTCGGTGCGCCTGCGCATGTAGCGCGCGAACGCGCGTCGCAGTCGTTTCCAGAGCCTCTTTCGCAAGTCGACCCGGCGCCCGCGAGCGCACCAGATGCGATAGCCCGCGAAGTCGATGGGCTCGGCGCCGTTGCGCCTCACCTTCCACGGTTTCAGCGACAATCCTAGCCGCCCCAAAACGCGCGCGGCGATGGCCGCAGCCTTCCTGAGCGAACGCTTTGAGTTGCCGAGAAAATAGCCGTCGTCGGCGTACCACACCTGGCATCCCGCGAGCCTCACGCGCTTGCCGCGCCGCTCCTTCGCCGCCTCCTCGACCGCGTGGTACGCGAACGAGATCACGAACGCCGCCAACCGAAGCGACAGGTAGCTGCCGAGGATAAGGACGCCGTTCATCGTCGACAGCAGCGAATGGAGCAGGTAGAGGACCTGGCTGTTCTTGACGTAGCGCGCCACCAGACCCTCCACCACCGCCGTCCGCATCGAGCCGTAGCAGTTGCGGATGTCGACGTGTACGTGGTAGGCGAAGCGGTGAACCTCGCGCCTGAGCTTGCGCATCCCCAGCGCCGCGCCCTTGCCCTTGACGCCGCTCGACACCTGCCAGAAGCCGACCTTGGCGGCAAGGAGCGGCTCGAGCGCCCCAACGCAAAGGTAGTTGCACACCTGCCGCTTGATGCTCTCGACGCTTATCTCGCGCAGCTTGCCGCTGTTCGGGTCGTGTTTCATATGGGTTCGGATGGGCTCGAACGTCAGCGTCTCGGTCGAGAGCTCTAGCCAGATGCGGTCGACGAACGCCGTCTCGGTGCCGTATTCGTCGGCGACGCGCCAGCCGTTCTCCTTGCCGGAGTCGCTTTTCTTCCATCGGTGCAGGGCCTCGACGACGCTTCTGCGCGTGAGCTCGAGGCCCTTGCAGTAGGTTTTCATAGATCAAAGCTCTTTCTGTCTGTCATACGAGCGTTCGCCTTGCGGCTACCAGCCCGTGAGCCTTGCGGACAAATTTCACTCAAAGGAGTCAGGCTGAGCCGCGTCCCGCCAGAAAGCGGCGGGCGCGGTAGACACGGTGCGAGTAGAGTTTTATAGACAGATTGCCGGGAGACGAAGTTCCAAGTGGCCCTACCGGACCTGTTCCTCGAGTTCGCGTAACGAAGACCGGCATTCGAGCCGTTCCTCAGGTTGCCGAGGAACTGAACCAGAAACCAGCGCCGCCCTCACCGTGAATCCCTGTTTGGGGTTAGGAGGGGGCCAGCCCCCTCTCAGGGCTACGCCCTGATTCACCCCCGGCTACGGCCCGTAGCAGAAAGCCGGGAGACGAAGTCCCAAGCGGCCCAACCGGACCGGTACCGCGAGACCGCAAAACGAAGACCGGCATCCGAGCCGTACCACAGGTAGCCGAGGAACAGAACCAGACGGATTGTGCCTTTGACCTTACCGCCGGAGGTGTCGAAGTAGAAGTAGTCACCGACACCGGTCGTCGCCGAGCCGCCGAGCCCCTTTCCCAAGATGAGGCCGTTGACGAACTGGATGTCGAGCATGTAGCCATCTGCCGTCGGCATGCACGCCGCCGTCGGGGTCACCCCGTCCGCCACGGCGTTCTTCTTCTCATTGCGTGTGTCGGGGTTGACCGCGATGCCGAAGCCCGTGCCGTCGGAAACGAAGAGCGTATCGCCCATGAACTCCCACAGGCCCAGCCCCGTCTCGACGCCGCCGACCTTGAACGGATGCTTGCCATCCTTCGCCACCTGGCCGTCGCCCACGAGGGCATCGGTGTTGCCCGTGCACCACGGCGCACTCTGGAGCCATGTGTTCACGGTCGTGTTGAACGCCTTGGCGACGTCCATAAGAAGCGCCACGTTGCCGTCTGCGAGCGTCTCCTTGCCACCGACAACGGCGCCGTCGAACACGTCGTACGCTGCCGTGGCGCCTCGGTCTGGGCACGTGGTGCCCGTGTCGGTGCCGTACATCATCGACGCACCCACGGGAATCTTCGCCGCCTGCTCGGCGGTGACGACCACGCGCGTGACGCCTGTCTCGGCGAGCGCGGGGTGGATCTGGATGTTGAAGTCCGTGCAACCCGGGAAGTCCACCTGGGAGGACTTGCAGAGCGTCTTGGTCAACTGGTGGAAGTTGATATACCACTGGTCATAGACGCTCATGCCCGAGTAGCCCGTGGTCGCGGTCTTGCAAAGGTCGACGAGCGAGTCGTGCGACGTCGTGCGGTTGGCGACCTTCGCGCCCGAGACGGAGCGCGGGCGCCCGTCGGTGTCGATGCTCATGGGGTATGTCGGCGTCAGCATGTACGGTCGCAGCGTGCCGTCCGGCAGCAACGCCTTGGGGTTCGGCTGCGAGCCCGTGAAGCGCGTATCAGACCACGAGACGAGCAGGTTGCCGTTCGTCAGCACCTCGACCGCCTGCCACACGACCGGCGCGATCTCGTAGACGTTGTTGCCATGTCCGTTGTCCACGCGCGAGAAGCCGTAGTCGACGCCGTCGATGGCCTCGACCCACGGCACACCGTCGGCGTCGGCACCGGCGTTGGCGGACACGTGGAACCACGGGCCGCCCTCGGTGTCGAACGGGTCGACAGCCGCGCTCGTCGCCGTCGCCGGCACGAACTCGGTGGAGGCCACGCGCTTCGCGGCAGCGCTCATGGGCTGGATGTCGGTGGGGCTGCCCGCCGGGATGAGGAACGTGTACACCAGCCCCGTCTTGTGCTTGTCCACCATCGCGGCGACGCTCTCGTTGGCGTAGCGGCCCGTAGAGGCGTCGCGCTCGAGCGCCTTCTGGTCGCCCAGATTCTTCACCGCGCCGACAAGCGCCCACACCGCCTTGTCCGATGCCAGCGGGTCCGCGTACTCGAACCCCTCGGTTGCCTGCTCGGCTGTCTGCGTATCGGCCATTTAGGCACCTACCTTTCGCATTTGGCAAATCTTGCCGTTTACCTTCTTGAGTCCTAGCGCCGTCACGGCAGCCGCCGAGTCGATAATCGACTGGTAGTTCAGGGCTGCCGTCTTGGCGTCCTTGAGCGCCGCCTGCGCGTCGGCTAGGGCCTTGGTCGAATCCTGCTCGCGCTTCTGCTCGGCAGTCTTGCGTTTGGCCTCATCCTCCTTGCGCTCCGTCTCGTTCTGCCCGCGCTCGGTCTCTTTCTCCTTGCGCACGGCCTCGGCATCGGCGCGGCCCTTCTCCGCCGTTTCGACAGAAGCCTTGAGCTGCTTGAACTCGTTGTTGACCTTGTTCACGCCAGCCGCCGCGTCCGTCGCGGGCTTCTTGAGCTCCGCGATCTGCTCGGCGGTGAGATCACTGTATCTCAGCGCGTCGCCCTTCGGCACGCTGACGACCAGCACGTTGCCCTCCATCGTCGCCGTTGCCTCCGAACCCGAGGCAAGAGTCGTGGCGCGTGCCCCCTTGACCTCGGCGGCGACAGCCTTGTCGCGTGCGGCCTCCGCCGCCTTCTGCGCGGCCTTGGCCTCGTCTCGCGCCGTCTCCGCGTCCTTGATGGTGCGCTGGTCGCTCGGCTCGTAGATGTACTCGGCGGGCTTGGCTCGCCTCTTTACGTCCCAGAGCGCCTCGATGCGCGTGCGCCCGCCGTATGCCTCGTCCGTGATGTAGGCCCATGCGTACACGCGCCCAGCCGCCTGGAGCAGCTCGTCAGGAATCTTCGCCTTGCTGTTGGCAACCGCGACCGTGTAGCACGTCCCCGTGGTCGACTTGGCGAAATGCACCTGCTCGCAGCCGACAACCTCGACCTCGCGCCCGGTGTCCCACTGCCACAGCTCGCCGTCAAGCACCTGCAATGCCGCCATCACTCATCACCTTCCTCGTCCTCGTCGTTGTCGTCGTCCTCGTCGCCCTTCTGGGCGCCCTTCGCGTTCGCCGCCAGGGCGGGCGGCAGCGCTGCCATGCGCTCCTCCTGCTCCCGCTGCTTGCGCTCCAAAATCTTCGCCCTCTCGTCGGGCGTGATGTTCGGCAGCTTTCGCAGGATCGTCTCGTCGTCCAGATACTCGGCCTCCAGGCACACGGTCTCGACCTGCTCCTTGGTGTTGCTGATGCGAGTGTGCGTGAACACGGGCGTGTCCTCGATGCCCTGCAACGCAAGAATGTCCATGATACCCTCGCGGATGTGGCGCTCAAACTCGGCGGCCTCCTCGTCCATCGGCTGGTATGCCGCGTCGATATGGTCGTTGGTCGCCCCCGCCGCGATGGTGTGGACGTCCAGCGCGCCGAAGTCCTCGTAGATGTCGGCCTTGATCTGCGCCAGCGTCTCCTTGCGGCCCTCGACGGGCACCTCCTGCGTGTACGGCGTCACGGACTGCCCCTGCTCGGCGTCGACCTCGGCCACGTGCGTCAGCTTGAGCTTCGCCCGCCACAGGTCGAGGTCCCTGTCGTCCATGCCGCCGGCTCCGTTGATGAGCCAGTAGATCTGTGCGCAGTCGCGCGTGTCGTTCACCAGGCCGCTCTTGATGAGGTCGTAGGCGTCGATGCTCTCGCGCATGCCGACAAGCGTGCTCTGGTGCGCGTCGCTGCCCCAGACCGCCACGATTGGCAGACGGGAGTAGTTCTCCGCATCGACGGCCAGCTTCATCCCGTCCGCCGGTATCTCCCGATACGTGACCTTGTAGGCGCGCTTGGCCTCGGCCACCTCGAAGTCGAAGCCGCTGCCGCCCGACACCATCTCCGTGTAGCCGTCCTGCTCGTAGAGGGTCGCGTGCCACGGGTGGTCGGAGTCGAGCCGCCAGAACCTCACGCCGGCGTATAGCGCCCCCGAGTACTCGTCCCACACCGGGCAGAACTCGTCGGCGGTGAACACGTCGATGTGGTCGAGGTTCCAAAACGGGAATGACACACCGTGGATGAGCGCCTTGAGCCCCATCTCCATGACGTCGTCGTCGAAGCGGTCGCCAAGCCCCTCCTTGGTCGCGTCCTTGCCGCCCGCCGAGACGTCCACGAAGCTCACGCCCTTACCGAGCGAGTACGTGCAGCGCTGGACGTTTAGGCGCTTGAACAGGTTACTCGCCAGCCTCAGCTTCGAGGCCGTGAAGTCCTCGGCTTCGGCACCGGAGCACGAGTAGATCTTCTGCACGAAACGGTTGATCGTGACGTTGTGCTGGCGGTAGTACTCGTTCGCGGTGACGGCGTTGCGGTACATCTCGCTCGACATGTGCCGCTCGATGGCATCTGCCGCGAACGCCGTCGCCGACGCCGCCGCCTTGAGATCGCCATCGGTCACCAAAGGCCCCTTAGACAAGCCGCTACCTCCCTCCAAAGAATGGGTTTACCTGCTCTTTCGCAGGCTTGTACATGCGCAGTGTTGCCACGCCGTAACGGAGCGCGTCGCAGCTGTGGTCCTCGACCTTGACGGGCCTGTCGCCGTCCGCCTTGGCGTCCCAGCAGTAGCCGCCGAGCTCGCCTATCAGCCCTGCGCAGGCGTCGGAGATGCGCACCGTGCCGTTGCCCAGGCACACCCCCGTCTCTCGTATGCCGTCCGCGACGTCGTTGCGCCCCTTCTTGGTCTTGAACCCGGCCTGCCGCATCGCGGCGATGAAGCTCGTGGCGCTCGGGTCGATGATGAACGTGGGCGGCTTGCCCAGCCCGCGCACGAAGTCGGCCATGTCGGCCACGTAGTCGGCGTCCGTCTTCTGGTGCCCCGTGTCGCGGCCCGAGTAGCGGTACTCGTCCACCGCGTGCCACACCTTGCCGTCAAACGCCCACAGCAGCGCCGCGAAGGCGTTCTGCGTGCCGTAGTCGCAAGACACCGCGTACTTGACGGCGCTGCCCGTATACCGGCTCTCGATGGCACCCTCCCACCCGGGGTAGACCAGGCCCTCGGCCAGCGTCCACTTGCCCAAGATGTAGCGGTCGTAGTACACGCCGCTGCCGTAGTCCTTGATGAGGGCCTCGATGACATCCGGTGCCAGCGCACCGTCCCAGATCGTGTAGTCCTGCCTGTAGATGTCGCTGTCGCCGTCGAGGAACCGCTTGAACCAGTGGTTCGGGCTGTCGGGGTTGCAGGTGCCGTCGAAGCGGCTGTGCTCGCAGCGCAGGCGGCTCTTGAGCATCTGGAACACATCTTCGCTCCATGTGGCGACCTCGTCGCCGTAGACCCACTCGAACGTTGCGCCCTGAATCTTGGATACACTTGTCTTCTTATCCGCGCCCAGGCAGTAGACCTTGCGCCCGAATATCTGGGCCGTGTTGTCCCGCCCGATCTGGCTGACGACGTCTTCGCTGTAGAGTGAGCGCATCGGCTCGAGGATATTGCGCTCGAGCGTCGAGCGGGTGTTGCCGATCATCACCGCCAGCCCCTCGCCCCGCATGGCGAGAAGCCTCTGCGGTATGGTCACGGCTATGTCGACGTAGCTCTTGCCCGAGCCCGTCGCCCCGCACTTCACGTTGTAGCGGTGCGTGCAGTTGGCGAGGTACTCGCGCTGCATCCTCGTGAGCGGCATCGGCTACTCGTCCCCGCCGATTGAGGACGGCACGGACAGAACCAGCTCCTTGGCGGCCTTGAGTACCGCCGTGTCGGTGGTATCCATGATGCGCTGCGCCTTGGCGTACTCCTGCGGGTACTTGCGCTCCAAAAGCCACGCCGCCGCCTGCCAGCTGTCGCCGCTCGCGTCCATGATGCGGCCCACGAGTGTCGCCTTGCGCTCCACCTCGGCCTTTTTTAGAACGTGACACAGTTGACGCTGATTGTCTGTTCTAGGGTGGTTGATCCAGCGGCTGTATGTCTCGCGTGCGACCCCAAGATATGCGGCGATGTCCCTGTCGGTCATTCCGGCACGGCACAAGCGGACGGCATCCTTGATGCCCTCCTTGGTTAGCTTTTCACGCCCTTTTCCCGCCACAAAATCACATTTCCGCTGGTAGATAGCCATATGGAAACGCGAACGTTCCCACCTTTTTACGCACGTGGACAAGCGCGTGCGTTTGCCCGCGAGCGTAAAAAGGGGGTAACGTTTAAAGAAAAGGCCCCGGTTTCCCGGGGCCTTTCGGCTACTCGACCTTGGTCGACTTGATTCTGATTACCTCGGCCAGCCTCTCAAACGTCTCCGTCCAGCTTCTGCCGTCTGTGCGCGGCCTGTCGTATGCGGTTGCTCTCCGCCTCTTCCTCGAGCCGCCTTTTCCGCTCCGCCAGATAGCACCCCTTGCACAGCCTCCACTTCTTCGCCTGCGCCGACGTGTCGAACACGGGCCGCGCGTCGCACACGATGCACAGACCGTCCGCCCTCGACGGGAAACGCCCGTAGCGCTGCCGCGCGTGCCTCACGGCGCTCGGCGTCACCCTCAGCTCCGCCGCGATCTCCGCCGCCGTCCGCTCCGGGTGCGCCTGCATGGCGCGAACCATCTCGTCCGACCAAAGCACATAGGAGGAGCGCCCCTTGCGGAGCGCCCACTCCCTCGCCAAAGGATGATGTGTTGACTTTGTAGATGGGCCTTTTGGCCCATCTCCTACAGGTGGCCTACACGCCATTCGCATACCCCCTCGCGCTCGGTTTGCTTCGGCTACCATACCAAGCGCCGGGGACTACCTCACGCACGGCGCTCGATTATCGCCCCGCACTTCGGGCAATGGACGGCTTCATACGCAAGCATGTCCCCGAAGCCGATATGCTCCCAGATCTGCCCATCCCATCCGCAGTCGGAACAATGGAAGTAGCCGTCGACCATCCGCTTGCCCGGGATGAACGGATCCTGCTTGTGCTCGACAAGGTCGTGGCAGGTCGGGCGGTCGATTAGGTCGGCAATACGCTCGAACACGTCGTTCATCTCGTGGTATCCGGTGTCGGGTTCCATTACCGTCTCGTCCAGCAGTTCATAGAACTCTTCTTTGTAGCGGACGCGATTCATGTAGGATAGGCAACGCAGATTCTCTATCGTCTCGCGGCGCTCTTCATCGGTAATCATTGTCGCTCCTAAAGTTCCACCGCTTGACAAGCTCGTCCTTGGTGAACTGAATGACGGAATCGGTGTCGTTCTCGTCGCCGCTGTAGAAGACTGTACTTAGCGGAAGATGGTACCAAGTTGTTTTTAGCAGTGGCCTAGTTCGATACTCGCTATCAACGTTGATGCGCAATTCAACGCCGCAGTCACATCTGATAACCCCCTGCCTTAGATGCGTGTTGTTTGTTGCACGCGTATACGGCTTTTTGGCTATCGGCTGCCCGCAGAACGGGCACGGCTTCAGCCCTTCAAGCAGCTCCAGCTCACTCATTAGTCCACCTTAGAAATGGCCAGCACCACGTACTTCTGGGCGAGGCCCTCGAAGTCGTCGAGGATGTAGTCGATTCGGTAGGTCGCCCCGTTGAGCGGATGCCTTGCCGCCGCCCCGACGGCGTAGCCTTCGTTCGTGACAACGTTGAATACGATCTTGTCGCCGACCTCGTAGCCCCGGTCGTTCTTGCGGACCTCGAACGTCTTGGTGCCGTTCATGATTGCGTCGGCGTATTTGATAAAGACCTTGAGCGTATGCGTTTTCATTCGTCCTCCTTGCGCATGGCCCCGAGTTGCTCGGTTATGTCGTTCTCGTTGAACATCCACGCGTACATATCGAACACTTCATCTGAGCCGTCGATGACGACCCTCCGTACGTTCACCTCTTGCAGATGGCCATCCTTGCGCATGACCACGGCAACCGGCTGACGGGTTTTACCTGTATCCCTGCTGATCGAGGATATGCGGCAGTCGAGGTCGGTGGTCGTCTTGTCGAAAACGCCGACGAGCAGCGCCTTCTCGTAGCCTGTCTTCGAGTCCGTCTTGAACGTCTGGACGAAGCACGGCACCAAGTCGTTAGTCAGCATCGTCCTCACCCCTCAGCTTACGGATGCGGTCGGCGGTGGCGCGAGCGATGCGCAGCGCACTGTACCCGGCATAGCGCCCGCAGCAACCCGTGAGACCATCCAAGTCCTCGAGCAGCTTCTCCCAGCTGTCAGGCGGGGTGAGGTAGAGTTCCTCGGCGTCGTAAATTGCAAAGTCGGTTTCGACAGACCACCCGGCATCTTTCCGAGAGAATATGAAGACCTCAACGTTCTGCTTGCTGCCGTCATAGTCGTACAGCACCTTCGTATCTAGCGGAATGTCTCGCCCCTCGGCGTCTTTGGGCAACTCAATCATTTGCCATCACCGCACAGGTTGTGGACGCGCGCGGTGACGTCTCGCGCAAAAGCATCGAAACAGAAGAGATCGTCACCGAACTTACAGCCATTGCAATCCCTGCTCTCTCGATTGAGATACGAGCAGACGGTCCCATTTTGGTTGCGGACAAACCTGTCCAGATCGTCTCTCAGCCTCTCTAGGCTGTCAGGCGAGACAAGATAGAGACTGCCTGGATTCGTCAATACGGGGCCGCTTCCTTCCTTGATGCAGTAGAGCTTCGATTTAGCGAGAGCTTGATGGTCGGGGACCCTGATACCGGTCACGCGATAACGGGTGCCCTTCTCGTCGTAATACGTCCCGCCAAGCTCGATGTCCGCGCCGTCGGCGGTCTTGATGTCGATATTCATAGCCCAAACTCCTCGTAGTCGCGGCACTCGCCGCACTCGTCCTCGCAGTACAGCAGGTTCTCCATGAGCCACGCCACGGCCCACTTCGCCAGGCGCCAGAACCCTTCCTTGCGGTCAGGCGCCTCCGTGTCGTAGGCACGCTCGAACTCGAGGCGGCAGTAGCCGTAGTCGACGTGGATGTCGCTGCCGCAGAAGTGCCTGCAGTTCCCGCACATCCGAGGCTTGCAGTCCCCGCCGAAATGGCGCTCGATAGTGGCGTCGGTCACCCCCATCGGGTAGCCGCCGACCCTCGAGTCACTCATCGCAGTCCGCCCCCCCTACGCTCTCGTCGAGCAGGTCGATGGCATCCCCGACGGTCGCCTCGATGCTCGTCAGCTGGCGGCGCAGGTTCTGCACGAGGCTCGCGTCGGCGACCTCCGCCCTTCCCGCCTCGTAGGCGCGCTCGATCATGTCGGTCACCGCGACCTGCATCGCCGTGTCGTTGTAGCCGCGCCTGACGCGGTACTTCCCCAGGTAGGCGTGCGCCCTGTCCTGCGGCCTGCACTCGCGGTCGAAATGGAACACCTCGACCGCATCAGCCTTGATCTGCTCCAAAGTCTCCATCAGATTCGTCTCCCTTCCGCCAGCGCCGCACGCATGGCGTTGACCTCTCGGCCCGACTCACTCCTCGTTCCGAGGTACACGTCCACGGGCCGCTTGCTCGCGTCCCTTCGCGCCACGTTCTCGCACCACCCGCAGCAGTACCTCTGGTTCCTGTACGCCGTGCGGAACCGCCTGCCGCATTGCCCGCACACGAGCACGTAGCCCCCGCGCCTGTCCAGCGACTCAGCCCTCATGTCGCGCCTCCCAGTAGTTGCACCTCGCGAGCCCCTGCGTGGTGTGCACGAAGTCTGGGCAGCGCATGCACGTGTACCGTTTGCGGCCCTCGCCAGACGCCGTCATGACCGCCTCGCTCACGGCGCAGAACCCGCACGTCTCGCAGCGGGCACTGCGCGGCCCGTCGTCGTAGATGCTCGCGGACCCCTTCGGTCTGCCCATGTTCTCGCTCCTCTCGGCGTCCAGGCTCATGACGCCCTCCTCTCGCATGCGGCCCTCGCGTCCAGCAGACGCCGCGCGTCCTGGTACGCCTTGAGCGCCACCGGATCGGCGGTCGTCCCCCTCGGGGCCTTCACCTTCGACGGGTCGATGCCCGGATGTTCCTCGCGCCACCTGCGCTCGAGCTCCGCCCTCGTCTGCTCGGGCGTCCTCGTCGGCTTGAACGTGGCGGCCTGAATCTCGGCATCGGTCGGCTTGCCGCGGGCATGGGCCTCGGCGTCGAGGCGTTTCTGGTTGCCGTTCCACAGCATCGCCGCGGCCTTGAGCGAGGCCACGGGCATCCCGTTCGAGCGGATCCAGCCCTGCGACTCGTAGTGCGCCCAGAACTTGTCGGGGTCGCCGCTGATGCAGTTGGCGGCGAAATACGCTCGGCACTCCTCGAGAGTCGGCGGGGCGAAGCCGCCGGTGTCGTCGCCGCCGCGCGCACCATCAACACAAGCTAGGCTAGGTAAAGCTAAGCTAGGACAGGTTAGGTTAGGGTTTTCGCTTTCGGAAACCTCGGTTTCGGGTTCTGAAAACCTAGGTTTCCCGTTTTTAGAACCTGGGTTTTCGCTTTCGGAAACCTCGGTTTCGGGTTTTTGCTCAGGCTCGGGTTCTGGCTCCGGCTCGGCCTTGGCCTTGCGGGGCCTGCCGCCCTTCTTGGCCTGCTCTCGCCTTTCCTTGGAGTTGTCGATGGCGTTCTTGAGTCCCTTGAAGGCCCTCTTGACGTTCTTGGGCAACTCGATCTCAATCCCGTGGAGGCCGTACATGAGCACCGCGTCCGCGAGCATCATGCGCTCCCTCATGTCCTCGGGGTCGTTCGGATCGTAATCGTCGTACAGCTCGGCTATCGAGTCGGCGAAAACCGTGAAGTCCTTGGCCATCAGAACCACCCCCAGAGAAGCGAAGAGAAGAACAGGAAACCCGCGGAGAAGGAGGCGGCGAACAGGGCCGCCTCCCAGTGGTCGCGGATGATGTCGGGTACGTGCCTCATCAGAACGGCACGTCCTCGTCGTAGAACTCGGGCTGCGGGACCGCGGCGTAGGCCTGCTGGGCGCTCCACTGCGGCGCGGCCTGCGCCTGTGGCTGCACGGGCACCGTGTCCGCGAGGCTCTGCTGCGGCTGGGTCTGCGTCTGCCCCTCACGGCGCACCATGACCTCGATCTCGTCGACGATCACCTCGAGCTTCGAGCGCTTCTGGCCGTCGCGCTCCCAAGAGCTGTAGCGCAGCTTGCCCTCGATCGCGACCTTCATCCCCTTGGCGAGGAAACGGCCAACAGCCTCGGCGCGGTTGCCGAACATGGTGCAGTCGACGAAGTTGGGATAGTCCTCCCACTCGCCCGTCTGCGCGTTGCGGCGGCGGTCGTTCACGGCGACGCCAAAGGACAGGACCTGCGTGCCGCCAGCGGTGGCGCGAAGCTCCGGGTCGCGGGTCAGGTTGCCGCTGATGTTCACTCGGTTGATGCTCAC